GTTTAATGTTGAAAGACTTGAGAATGGCATTCAAAATCCTTATGGAAGTGGTCAAAGTCTAGCAGTTAACAATAAGGAGTATGATAGCGATGATTTTGCAACAAAGTTTGTTTGGTTGGATGAAAATAACAGCCAAGTTCCTTTCAGAAATTGGCAGATAGCACACTTTAGGTTACTTACAAACTCTCTCTGCTTACCTTATGGTACAAGTTACCTTAACGCAGCACGTAGGCATTGGAGAATGCTTTCATTGATGGAAGATATGATGCTTATCTATCGTCTTGAGCGTTCAATTGAAAGACGTGTTTATAAGATTTACGTTGGAGCGATTGACGATGCTGATGTTCAGGCATATGTTGAGCAGATTGCAAATAACTTTAAGAGAACCCCTATCATTGACCCAATGACAGGTCAGGTTGACTTAAGAAAGAATATCTTATCGGTAGACCAAGATATATTCATTCCAGTAAGAGACCAAAATGCGCCAACTCCTATTGATACACTTTCAGCAGCACAGAACTTAACTGCTATGGATGACATTAAGTTTGTTCAGAATAAGGTGTTGACAGCACTTAGAATTCCAAAGTCATTCTTGAATTTTGAGGAAAATGCTGGTGATGGTAAGAACCTTGCTCTTATGGATATTCGTTTCACACGTGTTATCAATAGAGTGCAGCAAGCATTCTTGATGGAACTAACAAAGATTGCAAGTATTCATCTTTATTTATTAGGATTTGAGGATGACCTTACAAACTTTAACCTTACAATGAATAACCCATCAACTCAAGCGGAACAACTTGAAATTGATAACTTACAGAAAAAGATTTCAGCAGTTAGAGACGCAGTATCTGACCCAGGAAATGGTTTACCAGTAATGTCTCAGACACGTGCCTTAAAGCAGATTATGAAATGGTCTGATAAGGAAATTAAAGAGAACCTTGAAGAGATTCGTCTTGAAAAGGGTCTTGCAGCAGAACTTGAAAAGACCACTCAGATTATTAAGAGAACAGGAATCTTCGATATTGTTGATAGAATGTACGGAGAGCCTGGTGCTGAATATCAAGAAGACCAACAGATGGGAGGTCCTGATGGTGGAATGCCTGGAGGCGGAGGAATGCCTGGAGGCGGAGGCGGCTTCGGTGGAGGCTTAGACGAATTAGGAGCACCTGGTGGAGAATCAGAAGGAGACATTTCAGGAAATGAAGGTGCAGAACCAACTGGAGACATGGAAGGCGGGGCACCGCCTGAAGGTGGAACACCACCGCCACCACCTCCTGCAAATGAGGGAAAGAAATCTAAAAATGTTTTGACTGAAAGCAAGGCTAAACAAATATTAGCAGAGAAAAATAAAATTCTTGATAATATGTTTGAAACATATCTTAACAAGATTGATAACAGAATCGAGAGAAGTAAGAAACAGGAAAGCATAATTGAGAGAACAGACATATATGATAAATCTCTTTTGATTAATGAAGAATTTTCAAAAATGATTGATTCATTAAATTTTTTAAATAACGAAGAAGAGGCTGACGAATAATCAGCCTTTTTTCGTGTTGTAAAATATTTATAAATAAAATAATTTAATGAGTTTTATCGATAGCATCATAAGTGAAGAAATAAGAAAGGAATTTAACATTATAATGGAATCGCATCAAGACATAGTTGATAATATACAACTAGGTGTTGATTTGGTCAATTATTTATGGATGAATCCTGATAACACATGGTGGATAAAAATAGAAGCAAGATATAAGGATTATAGAGGGTACAATAAAAGGCATCCAAACAATAGAACCCATAAATGGTGGAGTAGTGTAGGTGGTATGGATGGAACAAGAAGAGAAAATCATGTTGGATATGTAATTGTCAGAGGAAGAACCAAAGAGGATTGCATCAATTCAATTAAAAACGCAGTGGTACATCTTAACCCTTGGGCTGCTCAGGAAATGGGAACCGATACACTTTATTCTAATGGAAATGCAGAAGCAATTAAAGTTGCTTGTAATGCTTTTTTTGCTAGAGCGTATATGACAATTAACAAAAGGTCAATGGAATACGCGATTAAAAAAGCAAAAGAAGATAAAAGATTTGGTAGAAATGGTGGAAGAGAGTTACATCATAGGCTTGGTAAACCGCAAGATAGTAAATACAGACCTGGCTCTTTGATTGATTGCGATATTGATGACCCACAGGCACAGAAAGAGTTGTCTAACTATCTTAAAAAGCAAGGCGTAACGCCATTTAGAGACGCTGCTAGTCATGATGGAAGGCACTATATAATATTTGACAAAGATAAACAGAAAAACTTAGATTTTTCATTTTTAAATAATAATAGAAAATACTCATGTAATAATAGACCTGGCGACCCACCAGTGCTTTTGAAGCCTGATGCCAATATGCTATTATACTCAACGGTTGGAAAATAAAAAATATTATGGACGAAAAGCAAAAATATTTAGAAATGTGGCAAGAAGCGGTTAGAAAGGCTTCTGATGCTATGCAAAATGGCGATACTGAAATGTCTGATAAGTTTGTTCAGGAAATGGAAGATGCTTATGAAAGATACAAGGAGATTGTCAATGATGAAATGGCTACAATGGATATGAATTTTACAAACCTTAATGCAACTTTTGAAAGTGTTCTTCCAAAGTTGATAATTAAGGATAAGAAAACTGTGTCTAAATGTATTAAAATGATTAAGGAAGATAAAAATTTATCTGCCCAGTTCAAGTTTTATAATGCATTGAAGCAATTTAATTGCGATGGTGACGCAAAAGACTATATCAACGAATCTCTTAAATTGGTTGAAAACGATATTGATTTTAAAACTTTAAAGAAGTCAAATAGAAAGTTTGCAAATTTCTTGATTGAGCATAAAATCAGACCAACACAGGAGTTGAGCGAAGAAGAAATGAAGTTCAATGAGAGTTGTGATTATTTGTTAACTCATAAGAAAACGCTTAATAACTTAACTGAGATTACAAACAGTATTAACAATGTTAGTAAGTACATCGTTGAAAACAAGAAAGAAAACGATAAGAAGGTAGACGTTCTTGCAATGGCAGAGCAAGTTGAAAAGAAGTTAAATTCTTTGAACGAGGCTGAACAAGCATTGGTTAAGGATATTATGATGGCAAATAGTTCAGTTGCTGAATCCAGAAGACAGAGCCTTTTTGAAAAAATTAAAAAAGAGTGTATTGAGAAAATCAACAAAATGATTTCTGAAAATGACGGTAGCGAGAAAGAAAGATTGCTTAATTTGAAAGAAACAATTATGTTGAAGGAGTATGATAAATCTAACATTGTCGGAGATATTGCAAAGTTGTTGGAAATTGGCGCAGTATTAAGTGACAGTGACCATGAGAAATATATGTAACATAGAATAATAAAAAATTAAGATGAAAGCATACAAATATGAAAAAAGTAATAAAACTCACAGAAGATAATTTACGAAAAATAGTAAAAGAATCTGTTAATAGAATTTTAAAAGAAGCCGAAGACGGTGGATGGGTTGTTGACTCAAGCGAGGCTGAAGAAGCATATAACATGGCAGCAGCAGAATTTGGTAATGAAGAACTAAACGCTGCAATTGTAAGATGCCTTGGTAACGAGGCTTTAGCACAATGCCTTGCTTATATATTTAGGCAATATGATTTCCGTGAATGGAGTAACAGATAAAAGCAATCATAAATGATTGCTTTTTTTTGACTGGTAATAAAAAAAATATATATTTTATAAAATGAAATATATATGATTAGGTTAAATAAAGAAATTAAATTAAACGGTTGTAAGAACATAAGTTTAAAATACGGAAGTGTAAATAAAAATGACCCACAAGTAATTTATGTTTCCGGCAAAATGTGGATTTGCCCGACTTATGAAGGTGATTTTGAAACACCAATAAATTTAGCATATACAAACTTTAAAAAGGAATTAACAAAAGTTTTAAGAAGTAGTGTCATATTTGACACAAAACATATTTTAGATTTTGATATAAATCCTGAAAATTTAATTTGTAATAAAAAGAAATATTTTTCGATTACATTTTTTGTGAAACAGAATTCTGAAAAATTAATAAATTTGAAAAATATGAAAAATTTAATTATATCAAATTTCGGATATTTATTTAGTGATTTAGAAAATGAATTAATTGAAAATGAATTTGCAATAAGTAAAACAAAATAATTATGACAATTGAATCTGTTGTTGTATGGTATGAAAAAAATGTTAATTACAAATTAACAAAAGCGTTTTTAGATTTTCTCGTTAAAACAGGAATTATAAATTATGATGTAGATTTAGAATTATTAAATTTATTTCTTTTAGACAGATATGAAGATGATTTTGTAAAAGAGAATGATAAATTTAAAATTAAAAAAAATAGAATTCCTGTAATCGATAAATTTAAAGAAGAAAAAAAAGAAATTAAAAAAGAGGAAAAGAAAGTTGTAGAGCAAAAATCTTCTAAAAAAGAAATTCCGGTCACAGAAACAAAAAAAACAACAAACAAGAAATTTAAAATAGAAAATCTTGGAGGTAAAAAACTGAAATTAGTTAAACTTTAAATATATTTATATAGAAATATAAATAATATGTCTAAGAGAATTAAATTAACTGAAAAACAAATAAATAAAGCCATAAATGAAATAAGTTATGGTACTGTTGACGATGCGAAAAGCATAGGCTATAGCACATTTAGTGATTTATGGCATAGTTTCTGGCAATTTGATAGTAAACTTGAAGAACTCGAAGAGCAATTTAAAGAATTAGAACCAAATCTTTATCAGAATAGAAATTTTAATGCGTTTAGAACAAGTCAGAATAATCCTTATATGAATAAGATATATTCTTTAATGCTTAAAATACAATCTAATATTGAAGGTATAAGAGAAGCTTCTGATACTATAAATGGAATTTTAGAAAGAAAAGAAAAGCAAAATGATAATTTTGAAAATTCTACCATGAAATATGATG